TCTGAAGTAACTTGCCCCATTTACGTCTAGCATCAGAATCACCTTCTTCAACTTTCTTCATAAATCTATCACTAACTACAACACATTGATGTAAGTTAAGTGATTGACGGTTAACATCACCTTTAGGTTCTCTAATCTCTAAGAAATCTTCGAAGTCTTTGTGTTCTATTTTAATGTTTACTGATGCTGCTCCTCTACGAACTGAACCCTGATTTGTAGCGAGGATAGTTGAATCATATATTTTAGTAAATGGGACAATACCATCTGATGTTCCGTTACCAGTAATTTTACTACCAGCAGGTCTAATCATATTGATACCAATACCAACACCACCACCATGCTTTGCTAACAACATTAATTCTAAGTTCTTAGAACCAATCTCATAGATACTATCACCAACATCAATACCGAAGCATGAAATAGGTAATCCTCTATCAGTTCCCGTATTTGCTAATACCGGCGTTGCTAAACACAACCAACCTTTCCAAATATAATCAAAGAACTTTGTTGCTAATTGTGGTTTATCTAACCTCTTAGCAACTGCCGTAGCAACTCTCCAATATGCATCTTTTGGTTTTTCTCCTGCTTGCAAATATGTTTTGGATATAGTTTTTATGTATATCTCATTATTACCCCAAGATGGAAAATCAACATCAACTTCCCATCCAAAATCTTCTCCGTAGTTTTTCATAAATTATTTTTTAAAATATATCATCCCAATTTTCACCCTCGCCTGCTTTTGAATAATCAGTAGGTCTCATAGCGAAGAAATCCGTATGAGTAACTCCACCAGTTAAATGGTAGAACCAATCCAATTCAGATGCTTTCTTTTCATTAAATTCGAAGTAGTCATCACCACCCTTAATAGGGTTATATCCCAACTCTCCTAATTTCTCATTAACTCTTTTTGTAATAAATTCTTTTAGGTCATTCTTTTTAAGATTCTCCAAATCACCCATTTCAAAAATCTTATCAATGAATTTGTGTTCCAAATCTCTAATCATTTCAGCTGCTTTGTAGATATCAGCTTTTGCTTCTTCTAACAATTCAGGAAATTCATCACACATATGTCTGAATAATTGACAACCCATTTTAGAATGTAGGGATTCATCTCTCACACTCCACTTCATTTGCTGTCCAATTCCTTTTAATAAGTTTCTCATTTGGAAACTATAAAGAACTGCGAATGAAGAATATAATGCCACACCTTCCGCAAATGCCGAAAAGATAGCAAGTGAACGAGCAACCTCAACTCTAGCTTTATGATTAGTATCCAAATCTTTTGGAGTCCAATCAGCAGTTGTGTTGGTTAACAACTCAAATCTTTCCTTCATTGTTTCATCATGCATAAAGCCTGCGAAATCATCCAATCCTAATGTTTCATTAAGATATGAATATGCAACTGAGTGTATTGTTTCTTGAGAACCAAATGCCATTGCCATTTGTCTAATCTCATGCTTTGGAAACCATTTGGTAACCATACCTGTCCAATAATCCGATACTGCACATTCGGTTTGAGCAAATCCTAAAAGGATATTACCAACTAAGTGTTTTTCTTCTTTTGTTAAGTTTTCATTCCAATCCTTCACATCACCCTGCATCGGTATTTCAGTATGTAACCAAAATGCTTGCATTTGTTTTAACCAACCTTCGTTGTAGTAATCTGGATATTCAAATGGTTTGTAGGGGATTCTATCAGTAAATAATTTGCTCATTCTTTTTAGTGTTTTTTGATTGTTCCAACTTTATATGGGGTAGATATAACTATCATATATATTGGAAAAACAATCACAAATTTCAAAATTTTTATTAACTAATTGGTGGTCAATTTGTAAACTCAAAAAACTGATTTATGTTAGTATTTTCTTCATATTTTTGATAGTTATGATTGAAAACATTCATATTAAAGTCTGGTTTTTTGATTTGTTCATATCCACCAAGTTTTACTCTTTTTTCAAAGATTAAATCCATTTCTTTTGGATTTTTCAATCCATCATACTCTTTATATTTTTTAAGTATTTTTTTTGCCGGTTTTGATAGGGGATACATATATCTAAACATCAATCCCCTAATCCTATCGATACCTTTATGTTCACAAAAGTCATGTGTTAACCAAAATACTTTTTCCTTTCCCTCCCATTCAGCGTTCTCTTTACATAGTTGTTTAGCACTACGAGGATGTATCTTCTCACCACTTACCCTATCCATATATACATCGGTTTTAAAATTGCCTATGTATCTGAAATTAGATGCCTGATATACGAATCCACATTTACCCATAATACCGTCTGCCAATGTATATATAAATTTTACATCTGTATTTTCTCTAGCCCAATCCAATAAAAGTTTAATAGCCTGAGAACCAAAGTTACTCCCATTCTTATCAGGTCTAAAACACATTTTACCAATTTCAAAATAATCGGTAGTGATTATATCATCTTTATAAAATATCTTTTGGATAGTTTGTAGAGGTTGAGTACCCCAACCTAATGTTATAACACCTACCAAAGAATTATCTTCATAATATCCCAAATACCACTTAGTTAATCTCGGTAGTATTTTACTATAATGATATTGTTGAATAAATGGAATTGCGGTGTTTTTATGTATAGGTTTTATTTGCATTCTATCCAAAGAACTTATTTACTTTTTCAATCACTTCAGGCTTTACTTCTACTTTTTCTTCCTTATACGGATTGTTTATTTCGTAGTTTATTCTACTATCTGCTATTTGGAAATATTCGTTTTCTCTTTCAATACCAACGAATTCAAATCCACCTCTAATTGCAGCTTTTCCAGTAGAACCACTACCCATAAATGGGTCTAATGTTATCCCACCTTTTGGTGTCACTAAACGGATTAGGTATAGCATCAAATCAGTTGGTTTAACAGTTGGATGACTATTATCAGTTCCTTCGTTTCTATCTTTCTTAGATGATTTAGGGCAGTAAAAGAAACGAGATACTCCTTCATATTGTTCATCTAATAACTTACCTGCTTCTTCATCAAAGATTATGTTTGCAGGAAATCTATCAAGCGTATCAGTAGTTTCTATTCTACTCGCATCTATGTTTATTCCACCAGTTCCCCACTCAATTACATTATCTGCAACTGATTTTTCAGTTAATGGTTTTCTTGCCATAACGATTGGTTCATGTGCGGGTTTAAGAGCAGTTCCCCAACCTTTATATTCATTTGTTATTTCATATACGGGTATTTCTCCACTTATTTGTTTTCCACCCATTGAAAGTCCTGGCACATATTCTTTGCTATATGAAAAACCTTGTGTGCCGGTTTCTACTTTGATTCCGTGTTTTGTTCCAATCTGCTTTAAGTTTTTTATACCACCAACTTTTCGTTTTTCTATGTTCTTACCAACATCGTGTGATTTTGGAAATCCCGAACCATATATCCACATAATCTGGTCTCTAATTTCAAACCCAGCATCTTCAATACGAACTGCCATTCGGTGATAAGTTCTACTACCTGCAAATGATAATAAGTATCCACCTGGTTTTAGAACCCTCATACACTCATCCCATACTTCTTGTGAAGGAACATCATAATCCCATTGCTTACCTATAAAAGAAAGTCCATATGGTGGGTCTGTCACAATTGAGTCAATACTATTATCGTCTAACTCTTTAAGTTTATCTAAACAATTTCCTAATAATAATTTCATAAATTAACCCATGTTTTCTACATACTTTTTATGCAATAATTGCTTTTCAAAGGTTTCCCCAGCTTTACTTTCTTTAGATGCTATAATACCATCTGATGAAGTTGCCGTATATACCTCTAATATCCCCTTATTCGTGTCCATTTTTGCTGGGAAGGTAATCCCATCCTGTCCAAATCGGTTCTTCATAATGTGTATCCTAGCGGTGTTATTTAACTTGTCCTTACTCTTCCTACTTAAACTCATAATAAAGTCAGCGTTCATTACTTTAGCGTATGAATCTGCAATCTTATCAGCTTCAATAACCTCCGCATCAATACCTGTTCTATTAGTTTGAGATGCTGTCCAAATTGGAATACCCAATTCACCACCTAATCCTCTCAATTCGATATAAACCCCACCTTGCTCACCATAAGTAGAATCTGATTTATTTGTATGAGAAAGAAGTAAATCTGCGTAATCCAAAATTACTAAATCGGGCTTATTACCCGCTGCTATCATCTTTTCCAAATGGGCTTCTATCTTTTTAGATGATACACCTTTTGGTGGAAAATACTTAATAAGTAACCTACCCTTTAATCTTTTGATTTTATCTTTAACATCATCTTTCCTATCCTTCAAATCAGCGGATGGTATATTAGTAAATACAGTATCGTAACGTTGGCCAACATAATGTTCCGAAAGTTCCATTGAATAGTGAACAACGCTCTTACCTGCTTTTACAGCTGCTGCTCCTAATGCTGCTAATACCCAAGTCTTACCAACACCCGATGGTGCTACAACAACTCCTAATTCACCTGGTCCTAGACCACCATCCATTATTTCATTGATGGCATCCCAATCAGTTGCGGTTGTGCTTCTATTAATATCTTCAATTCTATTTTCATAATCTAAAAGATAATCATGCCCCAAATCGGATTCGATACCAACCTTAAGAGCTTTATCAACTAACTCTTTGATTCTATCATAATTTCCAGCCTTAATTAAATCTACAGATTGAACAATTGCTTCTTTAATATTTTGATTTATACAAAATGCACTAAATTCATTCTTTACATATTGTAAATCCGTATCACCAACTGCAGTATATACTGCTTTAAGTTGTTCAACTACACTTTTTTTAACTGAAGGATTTTCTATTTTAGAAATCTCAACTTTAAAAACATCTAATGTAGGAACTCCTTTATATTCATTATAATATTCTAAGATTTCACCAATTATCCACTTATTTGCTTCCGATTCAAAAAACTTCTTATGTATAATCTCATGTAATGTATCAATCATTTTTACATCAGTAAGTAGTGCTGAAACTACTTTTGACTGAAATGATTGTCCATATTTGGATAATGTATCTTCTGAGTTCATTTATTTTATTAAAATTGTTTTTACAAATATACGAATTTTGCGTGGTATTACAAAATTTATTTAACTATTATATTTGTGAATGTTGAAGTCAACCAACTATTTATGTCTTTCCAATTCTGAAGTATTTTATATTTCATACCTACTTTTAGAAAGTCCATTTTTTCAAATTTTTTATTTGGTTCATTGAACCTATCCAAAATTTTTAATCTATTTTGAATTGATATAGATGGTTCTGCTAAAGACATAATTTGCTGATTTCTCATAACAATATCTTTGTTATCCATTATATCTTTATAAATTTTAGATTGGCCGATTCGTTCTCTACACAATTGAAATAATTCATCAAATGTAAAATTCTTATCTTCAGCCAATTCTGGAAATCTTTTCAATACGGTCTTTAATCCACATCCCTTTACACCAGGAACATTATCCGAATTATCACCATCTAATGTTCTAAATAATAAAAGGTTTTGTGGCCATAATCCCCACTCATCAAAAACCATTTGCCTATCGTAAAATTTCTTTTTAGTTGGTGAATATACTTTGGTTGTTTCATTTACTAATTGTAAAAAATCTTTATCAGTAGATGCTATAACAACTTCTTCATCTTCTTTTTTTATTTCGGTTGCTATATATGCAATAGCATCATCAGCTTCCATCCCATCATATATCATTGTTGTAATAGGTAGATAATCCAATATATCAGCCAACCAAACAAATTGGCGTTTCATAGATACACTTTCATCTTCTTCATTCATCATTTCAGGATATTGACGATTAACTCTGAATCGATTTTTACCTCTTTCAGATTTATATCCTTCATAAATCTTTTTGCGTGAATTTGAACCACCCTTACCATCAAAAATAACGATAACTCTGGTTGGATTGAATTGGCGTATTTGTGCACCTATAGAGTTTAGTGTGCCCGTTACACCTCCGATATGGTCTCCATCCTCATTCATAGCCGGATTTGTTGTCCAGCTACGAATGAAGGTGTTGAGCCCATCAATGATAAGAACTTTACTATTACGCACTCTTAAGTGTGATGTTTCATGTTCTGATTCTACTTCGTTAAGAAGCTTTTTGTATAATTCTTTCATTTGTTTTTGTAACCTTTATTTTTTTACTTAGAAAAGTATTTTTCTAATGTTTCCAATCTATCATCTGCATCTGCTAACATAATAAGAGCTTCCTCTGCATTGTTATAGAAATCTTTTGTAGAATGGTCACCAATACCCACACCCTTTGTTCCCAAAAGGTCTAATGTGAGTAATGCCTTTGCTTTATCAGCTTCAGCAGATGCTTTTAACATCGTAATCAAATTCTGATTCATATAATTTGTAGTTTTGATTAATCACCAATTACTTCTGAATCTACTACGAGATTATCCGTATCAAGTGAATCTTTTTTGTATTGTAGAATAGTTGATTCGCAAATTCTTTTATAAATCTGCTCTTTAACTTCCATATTGGATTCTAATGTAGATGGGAAATCTTTTGATTGAAACTTAATGATTTCACCAGTATCAATATCAGTATATTCATACCATGCACCACTTTGTTTTACGATTCCATTTTCTTTCATTAACCCCAACCATGCTCCGTAGTTATCAATACCTCTATCAAAAAAGATATCAAAATCTGCCGAACGTAATGGTGGTCCCATACGATTCTTTACAACCTGGCATCTTACTTTGATACCAACAATTCTATCGTTACCATTTTCTTTCGCCTTAATCGTTCCCATACTCTTTAATCTTAAACGAACCGATGCATGGAAAGCGATTGCTTTACCACCAGAAGTTGTCCAAGGGTCAGAGAATGGCATTGCGTTCATCTTCTGTCTTAATTGATTTGTGAAAACCAAAGTGATTTTCTGTCTACCAATAAGGTTTGTGATTTTACGCATTGCTTTGGAAATGATAATTGCTTTATCCGTAGCGTAACCATCCTTACCATAATCAGCTTCCATCTCCTTTTCAGTTGATGCTGCTGCTACTGAATCC